TCGATTAATGGTTGCCCTGGAGTTGCTTTTATTGATAAAATCAATCGAAACACCTCTATGGGTTTTCCTTGGAACAAGTCCAAAACACATTACTTGCGACCTGTTGAATCAGAAGCAGGACTTGATGAAGTCGTGTTCGATGATGAAATAATGTCGCGCATCTCGGATATTGAGACGAGCTACATTCAAGGCGACACTGTCAACCCTGTTTTTAAAGCTCATCTCAAAGATGAAGCCGTCTCTTTTGCGAAAGCTAAGAGAGGCAAAACCCGAATCTTTACTGGTTCTCCTGTTGATTGGTCTGTTGTTGTGCGCAAGTACACAATGACCTTTGTTAAGTTGTTGCAAGAGCATAAATTTGTTTTTGAATCTGCGCCGGGAACTATCTGTCAATCTGTTGAATGGACTCACATCCATGAATATTTGACACAGTTTGGTTCCGATCGCCTAATTGCTGGTGATTTTAAAGCGTTTGATAAAAAGATGAGTTGTGCTCTTATGCAAGAAGCTTTCCGGGTCATTATGGAGATAAGTAAAGCCTCTGGAAACTTTGATGAAGATGATCTCAGAGTTTTGCAGGGAATATCTTGGGATACTAGTTTTCCGTTGGTTGATTTCAATGGAGACTTAGTCAGATTTTATGGATCTAATCCATCTGGCCATCCTCTCACTGTCATTATCAATGGTCTGTGCAACTCTCTCTATATGCGGTATTGTTACTACCTCCTTAATCCTAAGAAGGAGGTGGAATCGTTCCGCAAGAATGTTGCTCTTATGACCTATGGTGATGACAATGCTATGAATGTATCCCCCAGAATTGATTTTTATACTCATACTGCTATTCAAGGTGAATTCGCCAAGTTTGGCATCACTTACACAATGGCTGATAAAGAAGCGCAGAGTGTGCCTTTCATTTCGATGGAAGACTGCTCTTTCCTGAAAAGGAAGTGGCGCTTCAATACCACCACCTGTGCTTTTGATGCCCCCCTGGATGAAGAATCTATTGAAAAGTCGTTGACTGTGTGGGTTCGTTCTAAGAACGTTCTTCCGCAGGAGCAGGCTGTAGACATTGTCTCGTCCGCTCTTCG